TAAGAATATCGTTTAGTATTTCAGCACCATTTACATCATAATCGTTATCTATACGTGTAACATAATGTCCATCACACATTACACGAGTCTTAACACTTTTAGGCTGATCATAATCGTAAAGTGTAACATCAACACCTAGACTTTCTAAATTTTTATAAACTAATCCTGCGCCACCTATAGTTTCTACAATATGTTCTTGTGTAACCACAGGAACAGGAGCCTCCGGACTCAAACGTGTGCTGCTTCCGTAGATATATTTGTCAATGATTATATCGCCAATAACTAGGACTTTCATACTTTATTATACTTTATTTTTTGTTATGTGTCAAGTAAATTAATAGTTTGGAATACTGTGTCTAATTTACGTAGATTGACTTTACTTTGAAGAGTATTACGTAGACCGTGATGTAAAGGCTTAGGCCATTTTGTAAAACTGCACCAGGCGTAACCGTTGTGTTCATTATTAAGTTGGGGGATAAATTCTTCCTTTATTACACACAAATAAGTGTGAAAGTAAAATTTATTATCAGATGAAATAAAACTTTCTAACGGTAATGTCTTCTTTATATCGGGCAAAAATCCAATTTCTTCTTCTATTTCTCTTTTCAAGCCTTCGAACGGAGTTTCAGACAGTTCGTTTTGTCCACCAACTAGCCCCCACATATTACTACGCTTGCCGTTTGCTCTATGTAAGAATAAAAATCTATTGGTTTTTAATGTATAAAAAAGTGCGCCGCTGCAAATTATATGGTCAGTCATATAATTAATTATCCTGCAAGCTCAATCCTCCAGGATCCAACTGGATAATCACCGTCTATAGATTTAAACCATTCTCCGTTTTTGAATCTATATTGTACACTTGTATTCAAATTTGTTGTGTAAGTAATTGCTGTAGTTTCACTTGCATCAAATACAATGTTCCATTTAGAACCGTCCCATTCTATAATATCGTTAGCCTTAGCAACCAGTCCTGTGCCATCTGTATTTTGCCAGGCTGCAGGAACGTTTACTGCATTAGGATCTCCCAAGTCTTCAAGTAATAATAGCCTTAAGCCTGTAACTTTGATAGCACTCGGATTAAAACTCACAGGATTTATGATATAATCTATACTTGTTCTACCTTGTATGATTGTGTCACTAGGAAAACTGTCAGTGTCCCAGTTAATTAATATTTTACCCTCATCAAATGGACTAAGGGTAAAAGTGCCTGTAACAGTTGCATCACTATCAAGATTAGTTAGATATATTCTACTTATATCTGCTGCATAAGTGCCTGGCAATGCTTCAAATACTTCGCGCCATCCTCTGTTACCTACTATGCCATTTGAATAAAGCTGGGCAGTGTCTGTATCTAAATAAACGCCGTACTTGTTGTAATTTACATTTGCTGTGTTTTGTGCAAGGTCAGTTTCTGATTTGCTTCCAAATTCGTTTGTTGTAATACCAGAATTTGCAAAATCGTCGTATTGATTTAATTCAGGCACAGTAATGCCGTCTTCTATTGTTCCTCTTTCTTCATCAAACATACTAGTTATAATGTTAGTAATAACACCCATTTTGCGAACTTTGGTAGGAGGACTAATGTAAATTGGCACACTAAAAGTAAGTGTAGCAATATCTATTTCCGAATCAACACCTACAGGAACACTGCGATTAGACCATTGTACATTTTCAAGATTTACAACAGTAATACTTGTCCAGTCTATGAAGTTATCTGTAGTTTGCATTTCTAAACTAGGATTAAAAAGTACGAGTATTTGTTCTAATATTTGTAATTTTTGATCTGTATTAGTTGTCCATATATCTGCATTAACACGCATCATATAAGGTGTTGGTATTAGCCTTTCGACTGTATAGTTTTTACCTTGATAATTTAGATATTCTTCGTTTGTTTCGTCGTATGCTCGTTCTCTAATATTTGTCTTACGTGTATATGTTGCATCCGTAAGCCTGTCTTTATCTAATTCTAAGCCTGTTAGATACACAGCGATACGAGGTGCACTAGGCAATTTATTTTCAGAATTTTCTCGAATTATATTTGCAACTTGTCTTGTTAGATCTCCATACGTAACGGGCACTTCTTTGGTTCTTCCATCGCCTTCTTTGATAGGAAAATTACTAAGTATGCGCATCATTTGTGTAAGATATCTTCTTACTTGTCCGTCATAAAAGTGTTGCATCAGTTATCCGCCGTTGGTTTCTTTGGCCTAAGTGCTTTAGACAAACTTTGTCTTTCTTCAACTTCTTCACCGCTTATTGTGTTGACATTTGTGTTATTAATAAATGTTGTTTTATAAGTTTGTCTTTCTAGTGTATTGCTTAGTGTCATTCTTATATCGTCTGTTACTTTCACCCACCTTGACCCATCATATCTAAACATTCTATTTGGTAAAAAGTCTGTACGTAAAAAGTAATCTCCTTCATTGTTGTCCCTTGGGAATTGTATACCAAATCCAAATGGTGCACCGTTTGGAGCAACATCGCCTGTACCTACTAGGTATCCTGAATAACCTTCACGTTCTGGTCTATTAGTTACTTCGTCAGCACTTACTGTAAACCCGCTTGCATCTAATTCTTCTGAATCGGCTGTTCTAAGGTCAATACTTCCATCATCATTTGTTGCTACTGTATAGTAATGATTTATATCATATCCACTCTTGGGCGCATCTGCTTCTGCCTGTGCTACTACAGCATTATTAATTTGCATTTCTTTTTCATATGAAGAAAGAATGTCACGTAGTGTATTATCTGAACCTTCTTCTGCAGGTAAATCTAAAATTTCCTTGAATTCTGTACTATCTACGATTTGTTTTAACTTTAGTCTGTATAAATGCGGATACCAAGTTTGGCTGAATCCTTCAGCTGCTCTATTAACATCTTCAACTACATAAAATCTTTTCAATGCAATAGTATAATCATTAAGTGCATATTCGTCTTTGAGATGCGGAAGTTCAACTACATCACCAGGCATAATTTTTCTACCAAGTGTTTTTACTGAACTGTTTATATGAATTGTCATAAACAGTGTATCATTACTTAGAAATAATCCAAACTGTGAAAGATCGAAGTCAATGTCTTGAACATTGTATATGCCTCTCATAGAGTAAACATCAGGATCATATTTCCTGTCCCTGTTTTCTAAGAAAAGTAAATCTTGAATATTTGTTTCTTTTACAGCATCATATTGTGGCTGATCAGCAGTAGCTTCGCCGTCTGCTGGGTTAGCAGGACCTAAATATTTGTGTATATTAATGTCTGTGCCGCCAACAGTAAACATTTCATAGACTTGCTTGTCTATAAAATGATAATCATTGCCGCGTTCTGGTTTATATAATGATAGTCTTGGCATATACATATTTATCGATAACATAAATACTATACGGAGAACTTCTATGGCAAATTTAGCAACACAAAAACAAGAAGTATATGATTATGTTAATACCTTCCTAGGCGGAGGGATGATTGATGTTGAATTAGATCCTATACATTATGAAACTGCACTTACAAAAGCATTGACAAAATTTAGACAGCGTTCAGACAATTCAGTTGAAGAATCATATATGTTTTTAACTACAGTTATTGATCAAAATGATTATGTTTTGCCGAATGAAGTAATTGAAGTACGCAAACTATTTCGTAGAAGTATAGGTTCTAGAACAGGCGGAGGCGATGGCGGTAGTTTGTTTGAACCATTTAACTTGGCATATACAAATACTTATTTGTTGTCTAGCTCTAAAATGGGCGGACTTGCTACATATGACCTGTTTTCTCAGCACCAAGAGCTAGTAGGTAGAATGTTTGGTTCGTTTATTGAATTTAAATGGAACAATACTAGTAAAAAACTAACTTTGTTACAACGCCCCAGAGCAGAAGAAGAACTGTTACTTTATTGCTATAACTATCGTCCTGACAGCGAACTATTAAGTGATTACCTAGCTGTTCAATGGATCAAAGATTACACACTAGCAAGTTGTAAATATATGCTAGGCGAAGCACGTTCAAAGTTTGCTACTATTGCAGGGCCACAAGGCGGTTCAACACTTAATGGTGATGCCCTAAAAGCAGAAGCACAAGCAGAATTAGAAAAATTAGAGTCTGATGTATCTCTTGCTGTGCCCGGCGGGACAGGTTACGGTTTCTTAATTGGTTGACAAAGTTACTATTTTACGTTATACTTAATTTTATTAAGTAGAGGTATAGAATGAAATTGCTAGTAATTGGGCACGGCCGCCACGGCAAAGATACCGTTTGTGAAATATTACAACAAAATTATAATCTAAGTTTTGAATCCAGTAGTCGATTCTGCTCAATACTTTTTATCTATGATATGTTAAAGGACAAGTATGGTTATACTAATGAAGAAGAGTGCTATGCTGACAGGCATAATCACAGAGCAGAATGGTATGATGCTATCT